ATGGCTGAAGACGACGGGTCGAAATTCGTCAGCCAAGCCGACTTTGCCCGTCGGCGGATGGTATCTCGCAAAGCCGTAACAGCCTGGAAGCAGAAAGACTTACTCGTCTTTTCTGATGCTGGTCTGATTGATGTCGAGGCATCAGAGTGGAACCTCGATCAGAGGCCTGCGAGCTACCGGGGTGGTGTTACCCATCGCCCGGTCCGCGCAGCTGAGGGTAACACGGACCGGTCGGAGCCGAAGGCGCCAGCGAAGCCGAAGCCGGACACTTGGCAGCAGGTCGCAGATGCGATGCCGCGTCCCGGCACCACGCCGGCGGAGGGCGCGCCCGACGAGTCGTTCGACCTCGACGGCGTCGACCTTCCGACGCCCCTCGCGATCCGTCGGAAGGAAAACTACCTCGGGCTTCAGCGCAGGCAGGAGGTGGAGAAAGGCAACCGCAAGCTCGTCGATCGCGAGGCGGCCGAGAAGCTGTTCTTCGACACCGCCCGGGACTTCCGAGACGCTTGGCTGTCCTGGCCAGCGCGGGTCGCCATCACGATGGCGGATGAGCTCAAGGTCGACCCCCGCGCGCTCACGACGATCCTGACCGCGCATGTCCAACAGCACCTTGCAGAGCTCGGCGAGCCTTCCGCCGAGTTCGCTTGATACCAGCAGCCTTTCGACAGCTTGGCGCAAAGGGGCGACCCCGGCGCCGCAGCTCAATGTTGTCGAGTGGGCGGAACGCTATCGCCGGCTCAGCAAGGAATCGTCGCACGGCGGTCGGTTCATCGTTTCCAGGGTCGAAGTCGCCCGCGGCCCGATGCTCGCCGCCACCGAGCCGGGCGTGAAGACCATCACGCTGATGGCCTGCACCCAGTTGCTCAAGACCACGGTGATCGAGAACATCATCGGTCGGTTCGCGCATATCGAACCGTGCCCGATCCTCGTGGTGATGCCGAAGGACGACGCGGCCGAGACCTTCTCGAAGGATCGGCTCGCCCCGATGATCCGGGATACACGCGTGCTCCGGGAGTTGTTCGGTGACGCCAAGTCGCGGGATGCCGGCGCGACGCTGACGCACAAGCAGTTTCCTGGGGGGCATATCACCCTGGTCGGGTCGAACAGTCCGACCAACTTGGCTATGCGGCCGATCCGCCTGCTGCTGTCGGACGAGATCGACAAGTACCCGCTCTCGGCCGGCGGCGAGGGTTCGCCGATCGACTTGGCCGAAGAGCGGCAGGCCGAGTTCGTCACGAACAGCCTTTCGGTCCGCGCCTGCTCACCGACGGTGCAAGGGCGCAGCGCTATCGAGGCGTCCTACGACGAGAGCGATCAGCGCAAAGCGTTCGTCGCATGCCCGCACTGCTCCGAGATGCAGGCCCTCGAGTGGGAGCGGGTCAAGATCGACAAGGATGCCGGCGGAAAGTTGCGGCCGGAGACTGCGCGATACGAGTGCATCGCTTGCGATCGACCCTGGACCGAGGCCCAGCGTCTGACGGCGCTCAGGCATATCGAGTGGCGCCAGACACGATCGTTCGAGTGCTGTGGCGCGCAGCAAGTACCGGAGCGCTGCGATGCACAGGGCAGAGCGCTCTGCCGTCACTGCGGTGGACAGGCGGTGTCGAACGAGCATGCCGGCTTCGTCGCCTCGAAGCTCTATGCGCCGAAACAGACGATCGTCGAGACGGTGAGGAAGTTCGCCCGCGCGCTTCGGCGTGGTCCCGAAGCCCTGAAGACCTTCCACAATACGCAGCTCGCGCGGACGTGGAAGGAGGGTGCGGAGGCACCCGACTGGCAGGATGTCTACAATCGGCGCGACGACTACCTCTCCGGCACCGTCAGCCGCTCGGCCCTGGTCTTGTTCGCCGGCGTCGACGTCCAGAAGGATCGTCTCGAGGTCGGCATCTGGGCTTTCGGTCGGAACCGGCAGCGCTGGCTGGTCGAGCACCGCGTGCTTCCGGGCGACACGAACCGGTCCGAGGTCTGGGCCGAACTCGAAGCCATGTTCGACGAAACCTGGCTGCACGAGACCGGCATCGAGCTGTCGGTCAGGGATTGGGGCATCGACTCGGGCGCCTTCACGGCCGAGGTCTACGCTTTCGTTCGCTTGCAGGCCGGCCGCGGCAACGTTCACGCGGTCGACGGGCAAGACAGCTACACGGCCGCTTTCCTCGGCGTCGGAGCCAAGGACACCAATGGCAACGGCAAGAAGATCCGCCGAGGCCTGAAGACGGTCCGCATCGGCGCGTCGTTCTGCAAGCAAGAGCTGCTCGGCTGCCTGTCGCTTCCGCGACCGATCCAGGGTGCCGAATTCGCCGCTGGCTTCGTCCATCTGCCGAAGGATGTGGGCGAGGAGCAGGTCCGGCAGCTGACGGCAGAGGAACTCGTCACGAGCGTCAGCCGAGGCCGGACGCGGCGCGAATGGGTACCGATCACCGGCCGGCGCAACGAGGTTCTGGACTGCGCGAACTATGCCCGCGGGCTCGCGCAGATGCGGGGCTGGGACCGCTGGCGCGAGGGGCAGTGGCGGGAACTCGAAGCCTCGCTCGGCCTCGAACGCGTGGTTCGGTCATCCGATGACGAAGCGGTATCCGGCCGGGACGTCATCGCCGCTTCCGGGCAGCAGAAACGCGGACGCCGCGGCGTCATCCGCAGTCGGTTCATGAGGTAGGCGACATGGCCGGCTACACCCAGAAACAGGTCGACAGCCTTAAACAGGCGATCGGCTCCGGTGCGCTCACCGTCGATTATCCCGAGCGAGGCCGCATCACCTACCGGTCCCTGGCTGAGATGCGGCAGATCCTCATCGACATGGAGAGGGATATCGCCGGCGCTGCTGGTGGAGGACGCACTCGGACACGCCGCATCGTTATGACGACGTCAGGTGGGCTCTGAGCGTGCGCGAACCTGCCCGCGTTCGCGTCCGCCTGAAGGGGACGAGCCAGTATTTCGCACCGGTGGCTTCGGTCGATTTGAGCGGGGCGCCCGCCGGCACGGGGACGGCCCGCGAGGCTGCGCCCTACGATGCCGCGGGCGGGTTCGGTCGGCGTTCACGGGCCTGGCGCGTCGGTGGGTACGGGCCGAACACCGCGCTCACCTACGCGCTGGACGAGCTTCGCCAGAAGTCCAGGGACCAGGCCAGGAAGAACCCCTATGCCCGGGCGGCGATTGACCGGCTGGTGACCAACATCGTCGGGACCGGGATCAAGCCGCAGAGCACCGCGGCGATCTCGACGGTCGGGATGAGCAAGGCGCAGGCGAAGGCTGCGAAAAAGCTCAGCGAGCAGTTTCGGCAGGCTGTCACCCGGCTGTGGTGGGACTGGACCGATCAGGCGGATTCCACCGGTGCGCACGACTTCTACGGTCTGCAGGCCATCGCGGTGCGTGGCATGATCGAAGGGGGCGAGTGCTTCTTGCGGATGCGGCCGCGGCGCTTGACCGACGGGCTCACCGTGCCGCTGCAGCTGCAGGTGCTCGAAGGCGACCACTGCGACGCCTTCAAGACGAATGCTAGCGAACGCATCCGGCAGGGCATCCAGTACGACGCCATCGGCGCCCGGCAAGGATACTGGCTCTACCGGGAGCATCCCGGCGACGGCCTTCTGGGCGGTGCCGGCTCGCTCGCCCAGAGCCTCGTGCCAGCTAGCGACGTCTGCCACCTCTACCGCGCCATGCGGCCTGGGCAGGACCGCGGAGAGCCCTGGCTCGCCCCCGCTCTGCAGACGCTCTACGACCTGAGCGGCTACCTCGATGCCGAACTCGTTCGCAAGAAGAACTCGGCGATGTTCGTCGGCTTCATCAAGCGGATCGCCGACGGCCAGTCACCGCTCGGAGCGGACGGACCCGACGATGCCGGATCGGCGGGTCTCGCCTTCGAGCCCGGGACGCTTCAGATCCTCGAGGACGACGAGGACGTCACCTTCTCCGACCCCAAGGACGTCGGACCGAACTTCGAGGCCTTCGTCCGGCAATCCCTGCGCGGCATCGCGACGGCGGCCGGCACGCTCTACGAGCTCTTGAGCGGCGACTACAGCCAGCTGAACGACCGGACGCTGCGCGCCGCGCTGAACGACTTCCGTCGGGCCGTCGAGGGCTGGCAGCATCACCACGTCGTCTACCAGGTGTGTCGTCCGGTCTATGCCCGCTGGATCGATCTCGCGATCCTGTCCGGTGCTCTCATTCTGCCACCCGGCATGCGGCGGCAGGATGCCTACGCCGCGAAGTGGACGCCGCAGGCCTGGCCGTACATCCACCCGGTTCAGGACGTCGAGAGCAAGCAGATGGAGATCCGCGCCGGCTTCTCGACGCGGTCGCAGAAGGTCTCCGAGGGCGGCTACGACGCCGAGGCGATCGACGCCGAGAACGCCCAGGACAATGCCCGGGCCGATGCGCTCGGACTGATCTACGCCAGCGACGGCCGCCAGAAGACCGGATCCGCTGGGAACGCCGGGGCTGCCGGCGATGCACCGGCCGGAGGCAACGGCCCCACGGCCGACTGACGGCCCGTCACCTCGTCCAAACGAACATCGAAGGAGTCGCCATGGCCGTATTGGTCAATGGGAGCGAGATCGTGCTGAGCGGCACGGTCGGCAATCTCTACTGGGATGACAGCTTCGACGCTGCCGACGTGATCCTGGCGCTCGCCCGGGTCGGCCGCGATCAGGACGTCACCATCCGCCTGAACAGCGGCGGCGGCATCGCCACCGAAGGGGCTGCGATCCATGCCGCGCTCTGCGCGCATCGCGGCCGCAAGACCATCATCGTCGAGGGCGTCGCCGCATCGGCCGCCTCCGTCATCGCCATGGCCGGCGACGAGCGGGTGATGGCGCTCGGCGCCGTGATGATGATCCACGATCCGTCGGGGTTCACCTTCGGCACGGTAGCCGATCACGAGATCCAGATCCGTGCCCTGACCTCGCTCGCGAGTGCCATGGCCGGCATCTACGCGGAGCGCACGGGCAAGACGGTCGACGAGATCCGCGCTGCGATGCAGGCCGAGCTCTGGATGTCGCCGGACGAGGCCGTGGCCGCCGGCTACGCCGACCGGGTCCAGGGCCGCACGACCGACGACACCGGCGAATCCGGCGAGACCGTCGTGATCGACCTCGGCGGCGACGATGGCGAGCTCGGCGCCGAGCCGACCGCCTTCGACTTCCGCCTCTACCAGCATCCGCCCGAGCGCCTCGTCGCCCTGGCCGATCGGCGTGCGTGGACCAACCGCGCCCGTCCCACCGCGGCCGCGCCGGCCGTTCCCCCGCGCCAGAAGGAGACATCCATGGCCAACGATCCGGCGGGCAGCTCACCCGCCCTTCCACCGAACCCGAGTGCGGCGCTCGCAGCCGTCGTCGACAAGCCGATCGCCACGACGGCGACGACCGTCTCCCGTGCCGATGCGTCCGAGATCGCGACCCTCTGCCTCGAAGGCGGCGTCCCGGCCATGGCTTCGACCCTGTTGGCCGAGGGCGCCTCGGTCGAGCAGGCCAAGGCGCGCATCGGCTCGGCCGGCGAGATCAAGACCCTGGTCGCGCTCGCGCGACGCGCCGATCCGTCGATCCCGGAGGCTCTGGCCACCGACATGGTCGCGGCGGGCAAGACCGTGGAGCACGCCCGTGCCGCGCTCTTCGACAAGCTCGTCGCGACCGACGAGGCGACGGCCGTGTCGTCGCATCACGTCGCACAGAAGGCCCCGGCTCAGGCCGGCCCCGATGCGGCCAAGACCAACATGCGCTCGCAGCTCGAGCGCGCCGGCCTCGTGAAGAAGGGAGCCTGACCCATGGGCGCGACACTCAACAGCCCCGTCTACGTGAGCGATTGGCTCAAGTACGAGGCCGGATCCTACTACTCGCGCGGCACCGGCACCGTCGCCAGCGGCTCGGGCGCGCTCGTGTCCGGCACCGTGCTCGCCAAGGTGGCCGCCTCCGGCAAGTACGTGCCCGCCGCCGCGACCGGCAGTGATGGCACGCAGACCGCGACGGCCATCTTGGTCGCGCCGGTCGATGCCACCTCCGTCGACGCCCCCTGCGTCGTCATCGAGAACCATGCCCTCGTCAGCCATGCCGGCCTGACCTGGGGATCCACCATCAACGATGCGACGAAGCGCGCGGCGGCCATCGGCCAGCTGCGCAGCGTGGGCATCAAGGTCCGGGAAGGAGCCTGAATCGATGCCCGATATCATCCTCGACATCACCAACAGCAACGCGTTCTCGGCGAGCTCGCTGACCGAGAGCGTCAATCTCGTCCCGAACACCTACGGACGGCTGAACGAACTCGGCCTCTTCACCGACGAGCCGATCGCCACGACCTCGGTGACGATCGACATCAACAACGGCGTGCTCAACCTTCTGCCGACGCGCCCGCGCGGCGCACCGCCGAGCCTCGGCACGCCCGAGCGCGCCCGGCTCAAGGCCTTCGTGGTCCCGCACATCCCGCATGACGACAGCGTGCTCGCCCTCGACGTGCAGAACATGCTGATGCGGGTCGGTGTCGCGGGAGCGGGCGGCGGCGTCGCTTCCGGCATAGGCCTCGAGACCGTGCTCGGCATGGTCAACCGCAAGCTGATCACCATGCGGCGCAAGCACGCTATCACGCTCGAACACCTGCGGGTCAGCGCCATCACCGGTGTCATCGTCGACTACGACGGCACGCCGCTCATCAACCTGTTCACCGAGTTCGGGATCGTGCCGAAGCAGGTCGACTTCGCGCTCGGCACGGCCGGCACGGATGTCGGCAGCAAATGCCGCGAGGTGTCCGGCTATATCGAGGACAATCTCCTCGGCGACACCATGACCGGCGTCCAGGCCCTGGCCTCGCCCTCCTGGTTCGATCGCTTCGTCACGCATGCCAGTGTGAAGGACGCCTACAAGTACTTCGCCTCGACCCAGAACCCGCTGCGCAACGATCTGCGCAAGGGCTTCACCTTCCAGAACATCACGTTCGAGGAATACCGGGGTCAGGCGACGAAGCTGAACGAGGACGGTAGCACCAGCGTGCAGCGCTTCATCCCCGACGGCGATGTGCGGTTCTTCCCGCTCGGCACCGGGGACACCTTCACGAACTACTGGGCGCCACCGGACTTCGTCGACGAGGTCAACATCGCGCCCAACGTCGACGACCAGGTCTTCGTGGCTCCGCTGGAGCGCATGAAGTTCGGCAAGGGCATGGACATGCATACCGAGTCCAATCCCCTCCCGCTCGTGAAGCGGCCCGCCACCCTGGTGCGCGGCTTCTCCTCGAACTGATCGACCCGGCAACGCGACCTCGTCAGCGGCTCATCGCCGACGAGGCCAACCCATGGCCGGCCGCCGCGGTGGCCGATCCCATCATCTTGGCTCCCCGAAAGAGGGCGGCCGCATCGAAGGAGGTCGCCATGCGATTGCGCGAAACAGGCAAGAAGGACGGCGAGATCGTCACGCTCGACTGGGATGCAGCTCAGGCTGCGCTGCAGGCCGGGACACACGTCTCGGCCGAGGAGGAGGGTGGTGACGGCAAGCGCGGGCCGGATGTGACGGCAGCGCAGTCGCCCAAGCCTGGCTCCGAGCCCGAGAACGAGGACGACAAGCGCGGCTCGAAGCAATCCTAAACCATGTCCGCCTTCTCCCTCGCCATCGATTCCATCTTCGACGATCCGAACATCGCCGGAGACGCCCTTTGGCGTGCTGGAGGTCAGGGTGATGGCGTGCCGGTGCGCATCATCAGGAAGTCGCCCGAGGCCATCGTCGGTCTCGGCGGCAACCAGTACGACCTCGACGCCATGCTGATCGACGTGCGCTTGTCCGAGGTGCCGAGCCCGGCGCAGGGCGACACCTTCGAGATGCAGGCTGAGGACGGCGAACCGGCGGGCACGGTCGAGGTCATCGGCCTGTCGAAGATCGACGCCCATCGCATCGTGCGCACCCTCGAGGTGCAGATGGTGCAGCCCGATCCGGACGAGGACGCGCCGTGAGGTTCGGCGTCCAGATCCCGAGTTTTACCGAGGGCATGCAGGGCGAAGCCAAGGGTCTCGCGCGCTCGGTCACCGCCGGCATGCGTAAGGCGACCGACGGCCTGAAAGGCGACCTGCGAGCCGACGTGAAGCGGGCCGGCCTCGGTCAGCGTCTTGCGAACACATGGCGCGGTGCGACGTATCCTGAGAGCGGTGAAAGCCTTGAGGCGGCCGCCTACGTCAGCTCGAACGCGGCGAAGCTGATCATGGCTTTCGAGCAGGGCGTCACGATCACGGCGCAGAACAAGAAATTCCTCGCGATCCCGGCCCCCGACGCCGGCGTGAAGCACGTCAGCGTCTCCAAGGGCAGCAAACGCCTCACCCCGGCCGACTGGGAACGCGAAACCGGCGTGAAGCTGCGCTTCGTGCCAAGCAAATCGGGCGGCGTGCTCGTCGCCGATGCCTTTTACCGGCGCCAGGCGGCTCGCTTCCAGCGGCGCAAGTCCTTCAAGCCGATCAATGAGGGCGGCCCGACAGCTGGACGCTCGTTCGTGGTGATTTTCGTTCTGGTGAAACAGGCGAAGCTCCGGAAGCGGCTCGACGTGGATCGGATCGCTCAGGAATGGGCCGCTCGCGCGCCCGCTCTCATCGACGAAGCTCGTTCGGCCAACGAGGTGTGACGATGCTCCGTTGCGTTGCCCTGATCCTCGGCCTCCTACTCATTTCCGGCGCGGCCTTGGCCGAAAAGCCGCCGGCTGTCGCCCCTGGCGTCCCGCGCAGCGAGACGCTGAAGCCGGTTGCCGTCTACGACCGCGACGGAAACGTCACCTCGGCGGTGCCCTTCGCGCGCAACGGCAAGGCTTTCGCGCTCCCGGTCAGCACAACGCCGCAGACCTATGAGATCGTCCAGCCCGACGGCGCACCGGTCTATCGCGGGCTCAATCTCTGCCCTGCCGACATCGTCATCGCTTCGGTGTCGGTGACGGCGCCGGTGACCACCCAAGCCGTCACCTTCGGCGGCAAGACCCTCAGCAACGTCCGGCTGGTGACCTCGGCGACGGGCGCCGTGAACGAGTTCGAGGACACGGTGTTCATGGCGCGGTCCGGCCGCGTGCTCGGCAGCTCGTCGAATCCGATGGGCGGCCAGACCCGATACGTCTCGATCATGGCGCTGGCCGACTTACAGGGCGTCGCCTGCGCGTTCCGGCTGCACTACGGGAACGGCAATTGATGCGTCGTCTCCTCGCCATCGGGGCGGCTCTCGCGCTTCTCGCATGCCCCGCTGCCGCGGAGGACGAGAGCTCGATGATGATGAGCCCGGCAGCGGCCGGGCGCAGCGTCACGGCGACGACGATCAATGGGGCCGGTCGCCTCGTCCTAACCTACTCCGACGGGTCCACCGCCGATATCGGGCGCGTGGTCGGTGCGGCAGGTTCGCCCGGCGTACCGGGTACGGATGGCGCGCCCGGCGTGAAGGGCGACACTGGCGCCAGAGGAGAGCGCGGTGATGTCGGACCACAAGGACAGCCAGGACCTGCTGGGCCAGCAGGCTCTGCGGGTGCAGTCGGTAGCCCTGGACCTGTCGGACCAACTGGTGCGACTGGCCCTTGCGGCGCAGACGGCCTGGCTGGACCTGTGGGTGCTGCCGGGCCTCAGGGCGATCGAGGACCTGCAGGCGCGGCAGGCGCAGCAGGCAAGGACGGCTCGGCTGGTCCGAAGGGGGATACCGGCGCCACTGGCCCGGCAGGGCCTGCGGGTCCTGTAGGCGCTACAGGCGCCAAAGGGCCGCAGGGAGATCCCGGCCCTCAGGGCGTTGCCGGTTTTCCAGGAGCAGAAGGCGACAAAGGCGATGTCGGACCAATCGGACCGCAAGGCGCCACCGGTGCCAAGGGAGACCCTGGAGCAGTGGGCGGCCAGGGTCCGGCAGGAGCAATCGGAGCAACAGGCCCGAAAGGCGATGCGGGCTCTCAGGGCAGCGCAGGAGCCGCAGGACTAGCGGGCGCCAAGGGAGATGCCGGCGCTAAGGGTGACACGGGTGCGACCGGTCCTGCCTTCGCTCAGTTCGCCACCACCGTAGCTTCGAAGGCCGACTGCACCTTCATCGTCACGCTACCATCGGGACGTTTCTCGGCATCGCCGATCGTCACCGCCACCGCATGGAGGTCGGGCGGCCGCGATTACGTCGTGACTGGATTGACGAAGAGCGCCACCGCAATCTCTGGGCAGGTTCGGGGTTCGCGCACGCTGCCTGCCGTCATCGGCCTCGTGACCGCCCTCGTCGGCTACGACACGTTCACCTGCACGGCGACCGACCTCACGCCTGTCGATGTCATCGCCACCGCGCCGGTGCCCTGATGGCGAGCAAGCGCGAGCAGGTCATCCAGGCGCTGGCCGCCCTCATCAAGGGCGCGCTGCCCCAGGCCGCCCACTACCGGAACGAGGTCAAGCAGCAGACCCTTCCCGACGGCGGCTTCGTGAATATCGACGACGGTGACCCCGGTGATCCCGAAGTCACCCTAAGCCCGGCGACCTACGTCTTCGATCATCAGATCCCCGTCGACGTCGCGGCGAACAAGACCAAGACGATCGCGGCCGAGACCGCGCTCGACACGATGCTCGGCAAAATCGGGGCCGCCATCGCGGCGGACCGGACCCTCGGCGGCCTCTGCGACTACGTGCAGGTCGGTGACGTCAGCACCGAGCCGCTCACCACCTCCGGCGCCGCTGTCTCGCGCGCCGCTCTCGTCACCATCGTGGCGACCTACGGCACCACCGACCCCCTGAACTGACAGGAGCACCACCATGGCCCGAGCACGCGGCGCGAACGCCATCATGGCGGCTGCCTTCGAAACTACCTACGGCACGCCGCCCAGCACCGGGTTTGCGAAGCTGCCCTTCGTGTCCTCGCAGCTCGGTGAGGAGCAGGGGCTGCTGGAATCGGACCTGCTCGGCTACGGCCGCGAGCCACTGCCGCCGACGAAGGATGTGGCGAACAACGATGGCGACGTCGTCGTGCCGATCGACCTGCGCAACTTCGGGACGTGGCTGAAGCTGTACTTCGGTGCGCCGACCAGCACAGCGGCGTCTGACGTCCACACTCACGAATTTCACTCCGGTGCGCAGCAACTGCCGTCGATGTCCGTCCAGATCGGCATGCCCGAGGTGCCCAGCTACGGGATGAACTTCGGCGTTCGGGGCAACACCATGCGCGTGGCCATGCAGCGCTCGGGGCTGCTGACGGCGACGTTGGGACTCATCGCCCAGGGCGAGACGAAGGCGGCGGTGCCCGGCGCGGCCGCATCGCCCTCTGAGGCCGTCATCGAGCGGTTCGCGCAGGCACAGGGCAGCGTCAGCCGGAACGGCATCGCGCTCGGCACCGTCGTCTCGTCCGAGTTCACCTATTCGAACCAGCTGGAGAAGGTGGAGGTGCTGCGCGCCGACGGCCGCATCGCCGACGCCGACGCCGGCATGGTGATGATGTCGGGGCAGATCGTAGTGCGCTTCGACAGCACGACGCTGCTCGACCAGGCCACCAACGGCACGCCGTGCGAGCTGGACTTCGGCTGGACCACCGACGCGAGCCGCTCGCTGATCATCAAGGGGCACTCGGTGTTCTTGCCGAAGGCCAAGACTCCCGTCACGGGGCCGAACGGGGTGCAGGCCACCTTCGCTTGGCAGGCAGCGAAGGATCCGACACTCGGCCGGACCGTGACCGCCATCCTGGTGAATGACGTCGAGGGCTACTGAGGCTTTCCGGTCTGCTTCTGAATGCATTTAGCATCCAAGTATGGAGCTGACCCGCCGCGCTCAGTTTGGGTGACGTACATCTCACCCCAACTCTTTTTACCCGCTTCGCAGGCTTCCTTGGTCGGGAACTCAATTGTTCCAGAGGACACGACGCCATGGGCGGCGACCGATAGCCAGACGAAAATCCACATGCTGGCATTCAGCACGGCATCGGCTCTCCAAGCAACATTTCACTCTCAAGGGTCACCATGTTGAAACTCGGCGCACTGCCGCGCGAACCCTATTGGATCGATCTGTCCTCGGTAGCCGAAGGGCTGCGCGTGAAGGTCCGGCCGATCGACCCTGTCGCGATGGCTCTGGCTCGCAGGGAGGCGGCCGAAGTGTTTTCGGAAGCCGAGGAAGGCGATCAGACGGCCAATACCCGCGCTGGCGTCGGGCTCGTTCGGGCTCTGGTTCGCAACGGCATCGTCGAATGGGAAGGCGTCGCTGACGAGAAAGATCAGCCGGCCCAGGTCACGCCCGACAACATTGACCGGCTGCTTGGCCTCTGCCCGATCTACGACCGCCTGGATCGTGACTATGCCACGCCCGCCTTCACGGTGGACACGGAAAAAAACGGATCATCGAGCTTGCCCGGTGGCACTACCGGGACCGAGGCCCCGACTACTGCGGAGCCTGCGGCGTAGCCTGCGCCGAATGTCCCTACACGGTTCATGCGCCACAGACGGCGGACGGCATCGCCGCCTGGATGGTCCTCGAACGGTGCGGGGGTCAGATCCGGGCGGTGCAAGGCTCGGTGTTCGGTGTCGACTTCGCCTCGATCCTGATGCTGGCCGAGAGCATGGGCGCGAAGACGCCTCTGCTCGCCGACGTGCTCCCAGCCGTAGAGAAGATCATCGTCGAGTCTTGGCAGACCGAAGGGGATAGCTGATGGCGACGAAGAGCTATGCCATTCGCCTGCAGGCCGAGGGCGGCGCCGAGATCAAGCAAGCCTTCGACCAGGCCGGCCGCGCCGGTCAGGACGCCTTCAGCGACGTTGGCGCAGCCGCTGATCGCGCGACGGCCGCGACGGAAAAGCTGACGGCCAAGACGAACGAGGCTGCCAACGCGGCGCGTCAGGCGCAGAGCTCGGCGAAGGGTGCGGCTGGCGCATCTGCCGCGCCCGCGATACCGGCCAGCATCCCGACGCCGAGCCCCGCAACGCAAAGGGAGATCGAAGCCCTCCGCCGCCGTCTGGACCAGGACTATCGGAACGGGCGCCAGCAGGCCAAGGACGCCGACATCATCGGGCGCAGTAACCTCAGCGACAGCGAGGCGGATCGGCTGCGCTACCTGTCGCAGCAGAAATACGGGGTCAACGACAACACCTCCCGCGGTCTGAGCACGAACGACAAGCTCTTCGTGAAGTATCAGGCCTTCGACGTAAGTTCGCAGTTGGTCGGCGGGGCTCCGCTCAGCACGATCGCCGTGCAGCAGGGGTCTCAGGTCCTGCAGAAGCTGGGCGACAGAGAAGGCGGTCTGACGCAGGGCCTGAAGCAGCTCGGCGTCTCGGCGACGGCCCTTGTCACACCCTTCACGGTGGCGACGACAGCCACGCTGGCGGCGGTCGCAGCCTTTGCATTTGCGGCGAAGAGTGCGTCCGACGATCGGCAGAAACTTGAGCAGGCGACGCTCGGGCTCGGCCGCGGAACCGGCGCGTCCGTCTCAGATCTCGATGCCCTCGCCAAGGGCAACGCCGAAGCCGGAAAGGTTTCGACCTCAACGGCGCGCGAGATCGTGGCCGCCTACGCGCAGACCGGTCAGATCGCCCTCCCGGTGATCGGCGATCTGACCCGGGAGACAGAGCGCTACGCTCGGATCACGGGCCAGGACACCGTGACCGCGACCCAGCAATTGGCGGCGTCGTTTTCGAACCTGACGACTGGCATCGACGACATTGCTTCGAAGATCGGCGGCCTCGACGACCGGACGAAGCAGCTCATCCTTACGCAGCTCGAGCAGGGCAATCGCTCGGCTGCGCAGCAGACGGCGGCCGAGTATCTGCGCTCGACCGTCGAGGCCAACACCGCTGCCACCACCGGTTGGGCGGCGGCGTGGCAGACGGCAACAACGGCTGCGAACAGCTACTGGGAAGCGGCCAAGCGCATCGCCGGCATCAAGCTCGGTATCGTCCCCGAAGGCGCGCAGGAGGCGGTCGATCGGCTTCAGAAGCTTGTCGATAACACCAACATCAACCGGAAGGTTAGCGGCTTGGAGCCGCTTAATCCCTACGATAACGAGACAGCGCGCCAGCTCGAAGCTGCAAAGGTCATTCTCGATACAGAGCGCCGCGAGACGGCAGGCCGTGCAGCCACCGAGGCGGCTAATCGGGCCTCCACCACGGCAGGTGACATCGCGCGCGCCGTCGATCCGAATTACAGCCGCCTGTCTCAGCTCAGAAAGCAGCAGTCCGACCTGAGCGACGCCCTTTCCAGCCCCGAGGCGCGCGGGAAGCTGGCTGACTTCGACCAGACCGAGAACGCCTACCTTGGCGTGACGCGGGCGATCGAGACCCTCACCGACGCCAACGGCAAGATTATCTCGTCCGAGGAGATGTCTCGGCGCCAGGACCAGCTGCGTATCGACTCTCTGAAGGCCAAGACCGACGCCGAGAAGGCGGACGTCGCCCAACGCCAGAAGGCTTTCGACCTCATCGGCAAGACGATCACCGGCAGCGATGCGCGTGGTCAGATCGAGCGCGCCGGTCAGATGGCCCGCCTCGAGGCGCAGTCGAAGGGCGGCGGCGGGGCCGACAAGGTCGACGAGTACGACCGGGCCCTGAAGCAGACCGACGACCGCATCCGGCGCCAGGGCGAGGAAGCGCAGACCTACGGCATGACGGCCGACGTGGTCGCCCGCTACCGGACCGAGCAAGAGCTGCTGACGGCCGCCAAGCGCGCGGATCGCGATATCACGCCGGACCTGACGGCCCAGATCAAAGACTATGCCGATCGAGCGGCCGATGCGGCGAAGCGCGTCGAGGATCTACGCGAGAGCAGCAAACGAACGGACGATCTTCGCGGCGTCGGGACCGACGGCGTCCGGACGCTGACGCGGGACCTCATCGACGGCGCCGGCAAGGCCAAGACGCTCCAGGACGTGCTCGGTGGCATCAAGAACAAGGCAGCCGATCTCGCTGCTACGTCGATCTCCGACATGATCTTCGGCAAGCGCGGCTCGTCCGACATGGGTCTGCTGAGCAAGCTGTTCAGCGGCGAAGGTGGCCTGTTCTCCGGGCTGAAGAGTCTCTTCGGCTTCGAGAGCGGCGGCTATACGGGGCCCGGCGCCAAGTACGATGTCGCCGGCATCGTGCACAAAGACGAGTACGTCTTCGACAAGGCGGCAACGAACCGGATCGGCGTCCCCGTTCTCGAAGCGATGCGCCGGGGCGTTCGCGGCTATGCCGGCGGCGGCTACGTCACCGGCGGCAGCTACGTGATGCCGCGCGCCGCCACGATGCAGGCCGCAAACAGCAACGGCGGAGCCCCCGTCATTAATTTTATCCCACCGCCGGGCGTCCCTCTCGCGGCAGACGGGCCGCCGCGCCGCAACGCCAGCGGCGGCTACGACCAGGCGCTTCGCACCGTCGGCGACGGCCTCGCGAACCAGGGCCGCGGCGGCCGGGGCGCGTTCCGCGAGCAGTTCAACACGCCAGCGACGCGGATCGGCTGATCCATGCCAACTTGGCCCGCAAGCCTCCCGGACCTGACCGGGCTTGCCCAGAGCATGGGCACCGGCGAGCTCCATCCGGAGACCAAAGACACCGAGATGGACGATGGCCCGGATATCCCGCGTCGTCGCAAGCTCTACGTCGAAACGCCGCTGACGATGCAGGTTCGGCTGACGCCTGAGCAGTTCGTCGTCTTCAAGAACTTCCACCGCGACGACCTCAACACCGGCACGCGCTGGTTCACGGGTCCGGTGCTGCTGCCCGATATGTCGATCGGCACGCGTACCTGTCGGATCAAGGGCAAGGTCGGCCTCGCCGGCAACGTCCGCACGAGGTGGATCGTCTCGTTCACGCTCCTCGTGAAGGACTGGTAGAGCGTGACCCTCAAGGCAGCGTTGGAAGAGAGTTACGCCTCGGGGGACGACGAGGGCGTCGAGGTGGTCGGTCTGGCCATCGACCACCCGTCCTTCCCGGCGCCCGTCTACATGGTGCGCGATGTCGCGAACAATTTTGGCAATCCGGGCGACACCATCGGCCTTCCGATTGCCGAGGGCGGCCCGAAGCTTCCGCACCTGCTCCTGGCCTTCACAGTGATCCGGCCGGGCGCCGATCGCGACGGGCCGACGGACGGCAAGCTGCAGATCGACGGCGCGTCAGACGAGATCAACGCTTTGCTCGAGGGCACCATCGGATACGACGAGGAGATCCGGGTGAGCCTTCGGTTCTACCGTGTACTGCCGGGACAGCTCGACGCGGTCACCGGACCTGACGACGACGGCTTGAACGGCCTGCTGATGACCGAGGTCGCGATCGACGCGACGCAGGCCTCTGGGACGATCGCTTGGCCGGATGGCCGAAACCAGAACGTGCCGACCGGTGACAACGCCTTTTTCGACCGGGACAACTATCCGGCGCTGTTCTCGTGACGGATCGGGACGCGTTCCTGCGGCGATGGCAGGGAACGCCCTACGACCGACTGGGGCGGCACTGCTGGTGGCTAGCCTCGCTGACGCAGGCCGAGCTGTTCGGAAGGCTTCTGCCGGCGGCCGACCCAACGCTGATCGCGGATATCCGGGACCGAGCTCGGATGCTCGCGGGACACCCGGTTCGGCAGGAGTGGATTTCAGTGCCGCAGCCGGTCGACGGCGCTGTCGTTTTGATGGGCAAGACGTCCGGCGCCGAAACCCATGTCGGTACCTTCCTCGCCATAGGAGCGGGAATGATCTGGCACACGGATGAGGGGCACGGCGTGGTGTTGGACCCGCCGCTCGAACTCGCTGCCGCGCGCCGGTGGCGGTTGAATTACATCGTTCCGTCTAAGCTAACCACTTGAAGTCTGCTGTGTGAGGCATTGAAGCAATCCGAGGCAGTTCTGTCGTCGATTGAAGATGATCGGCAATCTGTCCGAGGAGATCGCCTGATTTCGGAAGACCGGATTGGCGATGGCCAACAGCTGCCTGCCTGAGATCATCTATCAGGCCCTCGGTATCGAGCGAACCTTTCCGATCAAGAGCTTTCACGAGCATTCCGATAGTCGCCAACATGGCTGTGTGAGCAGAATTCGTGTCGAGGTCTGGATGTCCCACGCTTCACTCCTATGCTCCAGTGTTTCTCATGCTGCTACTGCAAAACCATCCCGACAAGTCTGCTCAGCGCCACATCTCCTGAATCGCGGTCTAATATTATGAGCTACCTCGGCTGATGACTTTAGTCCTCACCACGAACGTCGTCGGGCAGACCCGCGGCGAGCCCGTGACGCTGCCGAACAGGCGGCGCCGGCTCTCCACGATCGTCGCCCGGCATCGCCCGGCGCGGCATCGCGACTTCGTCGTGTCGGTCCACCGCCGCGGCGTCGTGGATCAGCGTCCGTTCGTGCCGAGCGATGCCACCGCCAAGATCAAGGCGCAGTGGTCGAAGACGCTGATCGGCCCCAACGACGTCGTGGTGTTCACGGTGGTGCCAGGCCGGGGCGGCTTCGCCTCCATCGGGCTCGCCATCGCGTCTATCGCCCTCATCGCGCTCGCGCCGGTCGTGGCGCCTCTGATCTCCGGCTCTCTGCTGTTCGGTGGGGGTGCGGCAACGGGCGTGCTTACGACCGCGATCCAGGCCGGCATGGTCGTGGGCGGGATCGGCCTCGCCTACGCGGCGCAGCAGGCCTCGGCAGCCAAGGACAAGACGCAGACGCTCTATAGCGTGTCGGGCGGTGGCAACGTGCCGAAGCCGGGCGGCCGCAAGCCTCTGCAGTACGGTGAATGCTGGTCGGTTCCGCCGCTCTCTCAGCGCGACTATTTCCGCTACGACGGCGTCACGATGGTGCTCACGAAGCGCCTTACGCTCGGCATCGGCAAATACGAGGTCCACCAGATCAAAGTCGGCGACGCCGTCTTCTGGGATGCGTCACAGGGCGGCCTCATCGCCCCCTTCAACCAGCCGGTGACCGGGACCGATCCGGCCGCGCAGACGGCGATCGAATTCCTGTACGAGCAGCCCTCGACGATCGCGCCTGGCGACGCCATCGCATCGGGAGACGTCGCCGGCCAGGAAGTCCCGCGCGTCGGCGGCAATCCGAACGTCTCACCCTGGTTCCGCGCTCAGCCGCAGGGCGTCGTGTCGGACTCGGTCCTGCTCTCCTGGACCATCCCGGCCGTCTACCTGATCGGCGTGAACAGCGGCGAGCGGCGCAAGGCCTCGGCCGAGGCCGTCTGGATGGCGCGCCGGATCGACCCGGATACCGGTGCGGTCATCGGACAGCCCTTCGAACTGCTGCGGGACGCCTACAACAACGTGCTCGTCACGACGGCAAGCCGCTTCTCGAAGATCATCCGCTGGCCGGCCGAGGGCGCCTACGAGGTCAACGCGCAGAACATCTACCCCGACCCCAAGGAGTTCGGTCAGAACAGCTTCACCTGGGACGAGATGACGGCCTTCAAGGACGACGTCCGCGTCAGGCCGCAGACCTCCGAGATCGTGATGCGGGTGCGCGCCGGCCCTGGTCTGACGGTGACCGCCTTTTCCGACGTCTCGGTGCTCGCGACGCGCATCGTGCCGGTCTTCGAGAACGGCGCCTGGGTCGATCGCGCTACGCGTAAGGCCGTCTGGTCCTACGCCGACCTGGTCCGGGCCAATTACGGCCTCGCGCTCGACGCTGGTGCAGACGTCGACAAGGCTGCCTACTATGCCGGACTACTGACCGAGGCCGACACCTTCGATGGTGTGCTGCCGGAGGTCTCGGGCTTCTGGGAAGCGGCATCGCTAATCCTGCATCCGATGCGGGCGGATCCAATCAAGGTCGGCTCGGTCCACTCGTTCGTGCGGGACGAGCCGCAGGCGCAGCCACGTCGCATCATCAGCCGCCGCCAGACCATCCGGGATTCCGGGACCGCAACTTTCAAGACGAAGGTCGAGGGCGGCGACGTCATCGTCGAGTACGAGCGCGAGGGCGATCCGAAGAAGCCCGACGAGGTGCGCTACTCCTACGGGCCGCCGACCCGCACGCCGAAGCGCTACAAGGTGCCCGGCATCACCGAGGCCGTGCATGCCCTGAAGCACGCGAAGTGGCTCGCCGCCTGCGCGGTGTTCCGCGGCGCCGAGCGTTCGGTGACGACGAGCTGGGACGGCCGTTTGATCTATCCCGGCGACCACATCCTCAGCGACATGTGGTTCCTGAAGCAGACCACGGCCTACGGGGTCGCCAGCTTCAGCGGCAACGTCCTCACGCTCGACTACGATGCCAGCGTCTCGACGGACTGGGTCTATGGATCGATCCGGACTCGGGTCGGCAAGGACTGGGGCATCATCCGGGTGCGCGGCCAGGGCGTTCGAAGTCTGGAGCTCCACGCGTCCGATGTCAGCACGCTCACGGCCTCGTCGGGCCTAGCTCTCGCCGACGTCTTGGCCCGCGAGAGCCAAGCGCCCACCACGGTCGTCGTTGGCGGCCTCACCGAGATGCAGCAGACCTGGGTCGCGCGCTCTGCGGTCCCGGCCGACGAGGATCACGTCCAGATCGAGATGGTGCGGGACGACCCTCGCGTCTGGCAGATCGTGGGCGAGACGCCGATCATCCCGGTGCCAATCGGCCTCAACCCGCTCGACGAACCGCTCATCCCCGAGGTCGACGTGCTGCACGCGCGCTGCGACCGAATCGAGACCGGGATCGAAGTCGTCTGGGGTGTGTCGGCGACGCGCGGAGCCCGGAACTACGAGGCAGACCTCTCCTACGACGGTGGCGCGACCTGGGACGTGCTGAGCGCCTTCGGCCCCGCCTCGAGCGGTCGAGCCATGATGCAGCAGACCGACGGGCCGGTGACGGTGCGGGCCCGCGCCTTCGGCCGGACCGGTCTGCACGGCGGCTACGCGCAGACGACCTTCCTGACCGTCGCGCCGGTCGTGGATGGCTCCTTCCTGGCAAACCTGTCGGTCGATATCGCGGCGCTGACTGCCGAGGCCCAGAAGCAGATCGCCGACGTTTCGGCGCTCGGTAGCGGCCTTCTCGCGCTCGATACGGTCTCCGGCAACGTCGCCATCGACACGGCCCATGACACCATCCGCGGAGCCATCCAGCAACTCGCGACGATGCTAGACCAGCTCGCCGACGTCGCCAGTGATCGGGCGGTGAACGACTTTCTGCAGCGGCAGGAGATCCTTGTCGGGACGAAGGCGAGCAACGCCGCGATCTCTCGCGAGGTGAAGGCGCGATCTGACGCGGTTTCGGCGATTGCCAGCATCGTGGACGCTATCGCCGCCCGACTGACCACGGCGGAAGGGCAGGTTTCTGGCGCTGCGCAAGCGGTTCAGAGTTTGCAGGCTTCTGTCTCGACGCAGGGCGGCCAGATCGACGCTATCTCGCAGCAGCTTGTATCGCTCAGCAGTACAGTCTCGACGCAGGGTGGCTTGATCACCGGCAACGCGACAGCGATCAGCACGCTCACCACGCGGGCCAACACGGTCGACGGCCAGATCTCGGTGACGGCGACATCGCTCCAGGCCCTCAGCACGACAGTGAACGGTCAGACCGCAACCCTCACGACCTACGGCTCGTCGATCGACGGCCTCAAAGTTCAGTACGGCGTCACCGGCTCGATCAACGGCGTCACGGGCGGGTTCGTCATGACGGGCGTTCGCCGCAACGATGGCGCGGTCGCCTACACTCTGGAGGTCGACGGAAGCCTGATCGTCACGGGATCGGTGACGGCCGCGAAGATGAGCGTGCTCACCGTGTCCTCGCTCACGGCAAACCTCGGCGCTATCACCGCCGGCAGCATGCAGTCGCCAGACGGCAAGTGGGTGATCAATCTCAGCGGCAAAGCCGAATATTTCTACGACTGATGACTTGTCGCAGACTGCGCGGGCAGCATCCATCGACCGGAGAAGTCGGCCTGTGGCTTTCAAAGCCGGGATACGACTGCATCAACGACGACCGCACCGACCGGACCAAGTTCTTCCTCTCGACGAGCTTCACTGATCGCAAGCCGTTCCGCATCATCGCCGCCGGCATCGCCAGCACCAACACGCCGATCTATCTGCCGTCTTCGCTCGCCGGCCTCGGCGGGGATCCGCTCCTCGACTTCCGGCCAATGGCAGATGCCAACACCGAGCGACGCAACAACTATTACGGAACGGAGAACGACGGACAGGGCAACAGCTACAGCGGTAGCGAATTCTATTCTCGGCTGCTCGACGGCAATCCGGCGTATTTCGTGGTTGCGATCACCGGCTTCAGTGCCAGCACCGGCATCCTCGTCCGCTATCTCGTGGCGCTCTACTGATGGTGCTGCGTATGCTCCGCCAGCCCGGCGTCATCAAGATCTCGAAGCCGGGGATCGACGTCTCTACGGCAGCCGAGAAGGATCTGCTGATCGCGCTCGGCGCACGTAATTGCCAGGTGATCCAGCGCGGCTTCATCGCAGCGCCGGCCCCGACGCCCTCCGGCAACGATGGCATCTTCAACTTCACGATCGCGTTCCCGGCGCAGTCGACTAAGCCTGATCTGCGGGTAGAGCCGATCAGGCAGGCCTCGCCGAACCAAAGAAGCGAGAACCACGCATTCACCAACGACAACACGACGATCTCCGTCGTGTTCGGCACGTCGTCGATCGCCGTGCAGCTCCGAAACAGCATCAACCAGTTCACCGGGCTCCAGGGGATCTCCTACGTGCTCCTGCGTAAGCGGACCGATAGCTGATGCTGGTCGACTGGAATGGTCCGGATCTGCTGCGGGTCCAGCGAAGCACTTCGAGCCGCATCGCCGATCCGCTCGACCCTGACGTCATCGTGTCGGGGGCTTTCGATGATGGACAGGCGCTGTTCTTTCAGCAGGCCGTCAGTGCGCCGGGCGTCTCGCAGGTCGCTTACACGATCGGCTTTGGCAGGACGCTTGCTGCGCCACCTGTCGTGATTGGCGGCCTAAAGCTGTCTCAGGCGCTCGTCCAGAGAGACACCGCTAATTCTAAGAACGTTCAATACTTCGATCCAGGTGAGATCGTTGCGCCGTGCATCTTCAAATACAACAAAGGCGGCGGCGCTGGCACAATTATCAATTGGAATTTCAGCTTCTACGTCTACGCCGATCGCATCGAGCTGACCGTGGGAGGCTTTGTCGGCACTGCCGAGTTCCTCGTCTTGGACGTCTGAGCATGTTCTCTCTGTTCGATCCCGTCTTCCGCAACCTGATCAGCGCTTACGCGACCTCGGATCGCGAGGCGGAACGCGCACGGCTGCGAGCCGAGGGCGCCGACTTCATCGAATACGAGGGCGCCCTCCCGGCCGACTTCGACATGCTGGCCGTGACCGAGAATGAGGACGGCCTGTCCTTCGTAGTGCGGGAGCCGTTGCCGGACGCCTGTCGCTTGGCCGACACAGAGTTCGATCGCCCCGCCGTGGTGCCGGAGATCCCGGAGCTTCCAGCCGGTGCTGTCGTGATCCCGGCGGTCGGTGCGGCACTGCCGTCTGGTCTGACGACGATCGTGGTGCGCGCGCCTTACCACCTCGACCACCACTTCCGCGCTTACGTGGAGACCGACGACGACAGGCGGGCCGGTCTGATCGCGCATGCCGCAGCGCGCCGTGACGCGCTCATCGAGGGCGGCGTCATGTTCCGAGGCCATCGCATCGCGAGCGACAATCACTGCGCCATGAAGGTGCTGCGCGCCATGGAGGCCGCCCGGCGCGATCCGGCTTGGTCGACGGTCTGGGAATGCGCCGACGGCTCTGCACTGCCTCTGGCCGGCGAAGACATCGGCGAGCTGCACGATGCGATCGAGGCGAACCACGACGACGCCTTCGCCCGGTACACGCGCACCAAGGCCAGCATCGTCGCCGGCACGATCACCACCACCGACGAAGCCGACGCCGCGATGGCGGCCGGCGCATAGGAGAGCGGCATGGCAGACGAGACAAAGCAGACCGTCATTACCGAGATCCAGGACGCCAACGGCAACCGCGTTCGCATCCGCGTCGGCGACGTCGAGGTGCCCGTGCTTCACGGCGGCCCTGTGCCCGGCAAGATGTGCACGAACTACACGCTGACGATCGAGAACGTGCGCGTCGAATACGAGCGCGACGCCCCGGCGGCCTAACGCCTCGGCCGCCCTCACCGCGCGATCCCCGCAACCCAGGCGGAACACCCTGACATGGCCGATCCGAACAACTCCGTCGCCGTGACGGCGGGGTCTCCCGTCGTGACCGGAACGCTGACGAGCTTCGTCGCGGCCGAATACGACATCTTCATCTTGGACGGCGTCGTTGGCGTGGTGGATTCCCGCCAATCTCCGACGCAGATCACGCTGAAGAATCCGTGGGCAGGGCCGAGCCAGTCGGCGCAGCTCGATTGGGTGATCGTCAACACCGGACCGTATTGGTCGGCATCCAAGACCACAAATGCGCAGTTGAACGAGTTGCTGCGCAAATGGGAGGCCGGTCCCTTCAAATGGGATGCTACGGGCACGTTGGCAGGGCGCGCCGCCTACAACAATCAGGATGCCGGTTTCTCTTATCTGGCAGCCGACATCACGCCGTTCTTGTTCTTCATCAAGCTGGCGAATACGAACTCGGCTTCGGATTGGTCGGCGGGCCAGGTCATCGAGGGGCGTTTGCTCGATTCGACGCTGGCGGACGTCAAGGCCACCATGTCGGAGGCGCTGGACAGCACCAACGATTACAAGCTCTTGTCTCCGAAGGGGGGCAACGCGCTCGTTGCCGCTGCCATCGCCGCCCTTGTCGGGTCGGCGCCTGCGACGCTCGACACTCTCTATGAAATCGCGGCGCAGCTCCAAGCCGATGAAAGCGCAGCCGCCGCGCTGACTGTCGCCGTCGGCAATCGACTTCGCTTCGACGCGGATCAATCGGTCAGCAATACTCAGCTTGGACGTCTGCTCAACAACTCTCGGTTTGCGGAAATCTTCCCGCGCATCGATATCGCAACGCAGGGATTATCCGCCGCGCAGATCTCGAACGCGTTGACCAATCTCGGCGTATCGACCTTCATCAAGACGCTGCTCGACGACGCAAGTCAGGCAACCGCGCTGCAGACCCTCGGTGCACAGCCTGTCGATGCGGACCTGACGGCGATTGCCGCCTTAGCGACGACGGCCTTCGGGCGCTCACTTTTGACGCTCGTCGATGCGACCGGCGCTCGCAGCTACTTCGGCGGGTTGAGCCCGACCACGGGATTTGCCGCCGAGGGTTCGGCGAACGACTTTACGGCCAACAACGCCTGGACGAACCCTCTCGCAGTCGATTTCGCCGCAACAGGGACGAAGGTGCTTGGCTACGCGGCGGTCGACTTCACGAACTCGTCCGCGTCGGCCACCGACGTTCAGGCCCGTCTCGTGGTCGCCAATATCACAGCGGGCGGCGCAACGGTTGCGATCGGGCGTCCGCAGATCATCACCCTTCCGCCAACCGTCTACACCGGCTCGGGCAATCTCAACCCGATGATCCAGGTGAACGGCCTCACACCCGGATCGACCTACCGGATGCAGCTCCAATTGCTGCGCGTTCAGGCCAACGGTCCCATCGCCCAGCCCAATTTGCAGGTCGGAGGCATCAACCTATGAGCTTGGACGATACCTCTGTGGCCGATGCTCTGGCCGGCGAGCTTCCGGCGCTCGAGCATCTTCAGCTTCGGCTCGAAGACGGGATCGTCACAGGCCGATTCCGCTCGAACGTCGAACAGCCGGACTGCCTCTCCGTCGAGCCCGAGATTTATGAGGCCGTCGCGGATCGCATGGGCCGTTGCAAATATGAGGGGGGTGAGCTGTCGGACTATGAGCCTCCGCCTCCGCCGCCGCCACCGCTCCCCGCCATCACGGACCGCCAGTTCGGTGAAGGCCTGTGGCGCGAGAAGCTGATCTCCTTCGACGAGTATCTGGCCTTCGTCGGCCCCGGCACGGTCCCGCCGCCGCTGCTCGCCATCATCAACACGCTGCCGGACGACGACACGGGCAACCCGACGCCCCGCAAGGTCGCTCTTGGCCTCGTGACCGGCGCTCAGACCTATGCCTTCGACAACTCCCTGGTCGACGTGGTCCGGCAGGCCCAGGGCTGGACAGAGGATTACCTGCGCGAGCGCTGGGCTGAGTGGGCGCAGCTCTGAGCGGGCCGAGCGGCCTTTGGGGGCAGGATAACCGCTCGACCCGCCGTCACCCGCGCCGTGTTGAGACGACCGGCGGACGACGCAGCCTCGTAGCGCTCTCGTGTTTCTGGATTTGATCTGATCCTGGCCGGCAGAGTGAGGCCGAGCGCTCAAGCGGGCCGGGTAGCAAACTCTCCAGAAGACCACCCGACCCGCCGTCGCCTGGAGCAGCGGGCGGCCATCCGGGCAACTCGCCGATCGTACTGAGCCGCCGTCCGTGCCGGTAGGCGCTTACTCCCTAAGAACCTTGGAGATCTGATCATGACCCGCTTTCTCGCGGCGCTGGCGCTCGCCTGTGCCTGCTCTCCAGCCGTGGCCGAAGGGGCATCCGAGCCGATCACGGGAGGGGATATCTACTCGCTGCTGGGATGGTTCGGGATCGCCGGTCTGGTTCTCGGTGCCGTCGCGGTCGTCCTTCTGATCGCCTTCGCGGCGATCGGCGGCTTCAACGACTGGAGCCGGTGAGATGGCCGCCTCGATCGGCACTATTGCGAGTCTGCGCGCCGTCGGCTTCGTCGGTGCCGCGATCAAGATGCAGGACGCGGATCTCCCGGCGGCCGGCCATCTGGTCGGCGTCGGCGAAGACGAGATGCACGCTATCATCGACGTGGAGTCGGGCGGCTCGGGCTTCGACAGGCTCCGCCGGCCGAAGATGCTGTTCGAGCCGCATGTCTTCCACCGCAACCTGTCGGGCGACAAGCGCACGCGAGCCGTTTCGCTCGGGCTCGCCTACGAGAAATGGAAGCCCGGGAACTACCCATCCGACAGCTACCCGCGCCTGGCGCAGGCTTTGGCGATCGACGAGCGGGCAGCCTGCCTCTCGGCTTCATGGGGCCTGACCCAGATCCTCGGCGAGAACTATGACCGGAGCGGCTTCGCCAGCCCGCAGGACTTGGTTGTGGCCATGTGCGCCTCCGAGGGCGCGCAGCTCACCGCGACCGTGATGCTGATCAAGGCGATGGGGCTCGCCGGCAAGCTGAAGGCGCATGATTGGGCTGGTGTGGCGCGCGGCTGGAATGGTGCCGGCTACAAGGCCAACGCCTACGACGACAAGCTGGCGGCTCGGTTCGCGCACTGGAATGCGATCCCCGACACACCGTGGTCGCCAGGGCAGGTCGTCACGCAGCCGATCCCGGCCGCGCCACTGCCGCCCGCGCCCGCGCCGGTGGCCGCAAATACGAGCGCGGCAGTTGCGATCGACAAGATCAACCCGAAGCCGCTGCCGACGCCGACCGTCCGGACTGGCGGCTTCTGGTCCGCTCTCAAAACCCTGTTCTCGAAGAAGGATGCCGCGTGATGGACGGATGGCAGCAGATTGCCGGGCAACTGGCGCAGATCGGTCTCCCGGCGCTCGGAGGGCTATTCGGCGGTCCCCTGGGAGGCACCATCGGCGGACTGGTCGGAAAGGGCGTCGCAGCCGCGCTCGGCGTCGAGGCCACGCCTCAGGACGTTTCTCAAGCCATCCAGGCCGATCCGTCGGCGGCTTCCGTGAAGCTCGCGCAGATCGAGGCAGAGACCAAGGCTCGCGAGGGCGATCTCCAGGATCTCGCCAGCGCGCGCAACCAGACCATCCAGCTTGCCCAGGCAGGCTCGGGTATCGCCTGGGGCGCGCCGGTCGTCTCCATCGTGATCGGCCTCGGCTTCTTCCTCGTTATGTTCATGCTGTTCTTTGTGCGGGCGGAGATGCCGTCGAGCGTCTTCCAATTGCTCAGCATTCTTTTTGGCGTGCTTGCGACCCTGTTCACGCAGGTCGGCAACTACTGGCTCGGATCGAGCGAAGGCTCGCGTCGAAACGGGGATGCGATCCGTGGGCTGGCGCAGCAGGCAGTGACGCCGTCCCCCGCGCAGATCGCGTCGCAGGTGGTCAACGCGGTGCGCCGCTGATCATGCACGGCACCTGGATCGACCTCGTGGCCGTCCTCTCGTTCGTCTGCACGGCCTTCGGCGGTCTCGCCCTGGTCAGCGGCGATCGTGAGGGCGGCAAGGGGCTCGTCGTGTTCGGCATGATCGGGACTGTGCTCGTCCTGGCGATCAAGACGCTGAGCTGATGGAAGCCGCTCTGAAGACGCTCGCCGATCAGGGCGTGGCCGGCGCCCTGCTGGTCCTGTTCCTCGGCGCGATCGTTTACCTCAACAAAAAGCGCGAGGAATCGTCCGATGCTCGCCTCAAGGACACGAAGGAACAGCTGGTCGTCACCGCGGAGACGAACCATACGCTGGCGACGCTGAAGGACGCTGTCTCGGGTGTCGCCTCTAGCATCACGACGATCTCGTTGAACATGTCGGCCATGCACGCGGACAATCGCTCGGCACTCGATCGCATGAACAGCCGCGACGAGCGGATCGAGCGCATGATCGAGGAGATCGGCAAGTCGTCCAGTGCGACCCGAGCCACGGTCGAGAGCATCACAAAAGACTTGGACCGGCTGCTCGATCAGCCGGCCGTGCCGGGGCGCTGAGGCATGGGAATGCTCAAGGCCATGTGGATTCGGCTTCTCGGGCGCGAGCCCAGCATCGCGACCCAGCAGCAGCGCGCGAGCGAGGCGCTCGCGGTCGAGCGCGAGACGACCCGTCGTCTGATCTCCGAGATCGAGGACGAGGCACAGGGACTCTACGGGGCCGAGGCACGGATGCGGCACGCCTTCGCCGGCCTCCAGGTTAACACCGGTCGAGCAAGACGGGGACAGCATTGATGCGGGGCGCGTTCGAGTTCAAGGCGCTGTGGTCGCTGGTCGGCCTCGTCGTCGCCGCCTTCCTTCTGACCAAGCTCGTTCCCTACCACCCACGTGGGACGGCGCTGCGCAGCATCTTCTTCGTCATCAGCGGATGGGGCCTGTTCGCCTATTGGCGTCCGTTCCGCGTGGCCATCCTCACGCGCGGCTGGCCCGACGGCTCGGGCCTCTACGCGATCATGGTGTGGATGGTCTGCGCCTCCTACAACCTGAACATCGCCATCGCGACGTTTTGGCGGCTGGCCGGGCAGCCGGCCTTCCTCATCAACAATGCGCTGTTCGACTTCTGGATCGTGCTCGGCATCGCGGCCATGACCATCGCGGTGACAGTGCCGGACCTGTTCGGAAAGGACGTGCCGCCGCGCGATAAGATCCAGCTCGGCTCGGCCTGGACCATCATGTTCGCACTGGTGCTGTACCTAACCGTCGTGCATCCGGATCTAGGACCGCTGGCAGATTGGATCCGGCCCTACATCGACTCGGGCCACGCCTATCGCGATCCGGACTGAAACCTTCCTGTCGCTGCCGCCGTAACGTCGTCTCGGGCGGTTGCCCCTCATCGCCGCTCGGCTTCAGGGCCTGCCCTCGTCAGCTGACACGGGCGGGCTTTGCTGTTTCTGAACACTGGGGGGCGCCCCCCGGTTGCACGAACTCGGGTGTTTGCAGTGCTGCTCCGCCCGGCCTCAGAGCCCGCCGGTGTTCCTCCAGTTCGTAGCGGGCTTTGTTGTGTCTGGCCTGTCGCTTGCTGTCATCTTACTCGCTCCCAAGCACCTTCAGCCCGCCTGGCGAAAGCTAGTGCGGGCTTCTTTCCATCAGGAGACCGGTTTGCCGGGAACTCCGGTGCGCACTGCCTGATTGCCCCGGTTCAAAACAAATCGGAGGAAACACATGAAATTGGCAATTGGCTCTGGCGCTCTCGCGATCCTGCTTTCGGCCACGATGGCGATGGCAGCCCCCTGCAATACCGGTTCGGCCAAAGGCAAAACCCCTGAGCAGTCCGCTTCCAATGACAAGAGCTCGGCCGTCGACCAATCCAGCAAGAATACCGCCGGCGGCGCTCAGCCGGCATCCCCTGGAACTGTGGGCGCAATGAACAATGCGGGCGCCAACCAGGGCGTTGGCCAGCAGGCCCAGACCGATAAGAACAAGGAAGATCCGGCGTCGAAAAATACGGCTGGCGGCAATCAGCCCGCGTCTCCCGGCACTGTCGGAGCAATGAACAACGCTGGTGCCAATCAGAGTGTCGGCAAAGACGACGACTGCTGA